CCGCGAGCGGCTGCCGCACCCGACCATCCGCGCGCGCGTCGTGCAGCCGCACAAGCACTCGCGGTGGTTCGTATGAGCGCCGTCGACACCTTCTACAAGAACCTTGAGCGGTCGGTGGGCCTGCGGACTGATTCCGTCAGCATCGCCGCCCCGACCCGCGCGCGCCTCGTTGGCGTATCGGTCGGCGAGCTGGCGCAGGCGCTCAGGTTCAGCGGCCTTTCAATTTTTACAGGTCACGACGGCGTGATCGAAATCCGAAGAGTAGATTTAAAAAACCAAGAAGGAGAGAAGTAATGAGCTTATTTGTCAGCGCTGCATCAGGCAGCAGTTTCGAGCCCCGCAAGCCCCTGGAAGCCGGCGCTTACCCGGCTATTTGCGATATGATTGTGGATGTCGGAATCCAGCCATCACCTGGCGGTCAATATGCGCCGAAGCGCACGGTGATCTTGCGATTCCAAATCCCGAGCATCCGCGTCGAGATTACGAAAGACGGCGAGACGAAGGACCTGCCGGCGGTCATCAGCCGCACCGTGGGCCTCAGCCTTAACGAGAAGTCGACCCTGTACGCTTTGCTTACCGCCTGGCGCGGCAAAGCATTCACGGCCGAGGAGCTCAAGTCGTTCGACCTGTCGAAGGTCGCCGGGAAGCCCGCCTTTATCAACGTCACGCACGCGACGAAGGGCGATCGCACTTACGCGAATTTGACCTCCATTATGCCGATGCCGAGGGGCATGACGCCGCCGGTGCTTGAGGGCGAGGCGCTCGTCTACTCAACCGACGCGCCCAATGGCGAGATGTTCGGCAAGCTCCCGGCTTGGATGCAAGAAAAGATCGTCGGCCGCATCATCGATTCGCCAAAGGTGGCCGCGAAGGCGGCACCTGCTGCGCCGACCCCAGCGGGTGGCGAGGCATTTGCCGACGACGACCTGAGCTTCTGATCGTGCCCACCGCACGACTGGGATACAGGGCGGCAGACGGGAAGAAGATCCCGTCGGTTACTACATGCTTAAAAATTAAGGACCCAGGAGCCTTAATTTTTTGGGCTTACAAAACCGGGAGAGATCACGGCATTCTGGAGGGGCGCGGCGAACCCGCCCCCGCCGGCCTCTACGAGGGCTCGGATGTGCTGGCGATCGGAACGGCGGTCCATGCAATGTGCGAATCTTGGGTTAAAGGCGGAGACCCGCAGGCGGTTCTTACCGAGGCGTTAGACGCGAAGACGGTTGTAGACCGCGACGCTTTCAAGCGCCAGGCGAGCTCGGCGTACAGCGCATTTGAGTTTTGGTGCAGGGGTACGCAATTAGAGATCATCGACTGCGAGGTGCAGGTGATCAGCGAAGCGCATCGCTATGGCGGAACTCTTGATTTCATCGGCCGCCTCGCTGGCAAGCTGGTGCTGGGCGACTTCAAGACATCAAACGGGGTGTACCCTGAGATGTTGTGCCAGCTCGCGGCGTATGCCAAGGCGTATGAAGAATGCACCGGCAGCAAGATCGACGGCGGTTATCATTTGTTGCGATTCTCGAAAGAAAACGGCGACTTTGGTCATCACTTTTACCCGTCCCTTGACGACGATGCCTGGCCGGCTTTCCTGCACCTGCGGGCGCTTTACGATTTGCAAGAAAAATTAAAGAAGCGCGCGGCGTAATCATCCACCCTCGAGTCTGGCGATACCCACTTCGGAGCCCGGCCCCGTCCAGACAGCCGGTACCTTATGACGCTACACACACACGCCGGCCCGCTGCCCACCCATCAATATGTCTGGCTGGACGCCGACGCCATCGGCAAGCACGATCCGCTGCGCGCGGTCTGGTTCGGGTTGACCTCGTGGCCCGGCCGCGCCTTCGGGTGTCACGTCCTGCTCGAGTGCGGCGCCGTGTACCGCAACGTGCCGCTGCACCAGCTGTCCACGGATAAAGACGCCCCGCCGTGGACCGCGGCGCAGGCGCAGACCTGGGACGCATACGGGTGGCAGTTTGCGACCCTTGAGTATCCGTACCTTCACTCCATGAATGCAAGGGTGCGGCTGCAGGACGGCGCCGAGCACGCTGGCATGTACCTCTTCACCTTGGCGCCGGTCGGCGATGCGTTCAGCGCCTCGCCGGCGCAGTCGAAGGAGTTCTATTTCCTGCAGCTCGAGAACGGCCGATTCACGGCGCAGCCGACTAACCAGGTGCTGATAGAGGATCGCAGCTGGACCACGAAGATTGAATGGCCGACGTTCCTGCGCCGGCAGCGCGACTGGCACAGCGCGGAGGATTCCGATTGAAGTACCTCTCAGTCTGCAGCGGCATCGAAGCCGCATCCGTCGCATGGCACCCACTAGGCTGGCAGCCGGTGGCGTTCAGCGAAATCGAACCGTTCCCGTCTGCGGTGCTCGCGCACCACTACCCCAACGTGCCGAACCTCGGCGACATGACCAAATTTCAGGAGTGGCCTGATGAACCAGTTGACCTTCTTGTCGGAGGAACCCCCTGCCAATCCTTCAGCGTCGCGGGTCTCCGCAAGGGCCTCGAAGACCCTCGAGGAAACCTCATGCTCACTTACCTTGCGATCGCTCAACGCTACCGGCCTCGATGGCTTGTGTGGGAAAACGTCCCCGGCGTTCTGTCATCGAACGGAGGACGGGACTTTGGCACCTTCCTCGGGGCGTTGGGGGAGCTGGGGTATGGGTGGGCCTACCGAGTCTTGGACGCTCAGTGGTTCGGAGTGGCCCAGAGACGCCGCCGTGTGTTCGTTGTCGCACATCTTGGAGACTGGCAGCGTGCCGCAGCGGTTCTTTTTGAGCGCGAAAGCGTGCAGCGGAATCCTGCGCCGAGCCGGGAAGCGCGGCAAGGCGCTGCCGCTAGCGTTGGAGGCGGCACTTACCTCGGTAACGCAGAGGGCGGAGCGCTAAATGCGCCGTACCTGACCTGCTCCAACATCGACTCGCACGTCAACAACCAGACGCCACTAGTCGCGCAGCAGGTAAAGTGCGCCACCGGCGACATCACGCACGCTTTGACCACGCGATCAGCGGCGGAAGAGGACGGCACCGGGCGCGGCACGCCGTTGGTGCCGGTGGTATTCAAAGTCCGCGGCGGCGTCGAGCGCGAGGACGGCTCGCGCGGCAGCACCAACATCGGCAAGCAGGCGGGCAAAGGCTACCTCGGCAGCGAGGAGCGCGCGTTCACGCTGGCGGCGGCGCAAGATCAGTTTGTGGCGCAGCCCGTCGCCTTCCACGAAAACCAGCGCGGAGAGCTTACGGTCAACGACACCGCCGGCGCGTTGAAGGTTGGCGGCGGCAAGCCAGGCCAAGGCTACCCTGCGGTGGCGGTCGCGCAGCCGGTGGCGTATGGCATTGACGGCGAGCAGAACTGCTCCGAGGAACTGATCGGCACATTGCGCTCGCATCAGTCTGGCGGCTACGAGGGCGCACGGGTCGCGCAGCCGGTCTACGGCACCGACTGCTACAACGGCGCGATCACGGGCGATGTCGCGGCCACGCTTGGCACGCCGGGCAGCAGCGTCAACGCGAGCGGGCCGACGGTGATGCAGCCGGTGGCGCCTGCGCTGACGGCAAGCAACGACCCGAGCCGCAGCCCGCAGAGCAGCGAGGTGACGCAGCAGGTCGCCGTTGTCCACGCGACTGTGATGCAAGTCCGCCGCCTCACGCCCGTCGAGTGCGAGCGGTTGCAGGGCTTCCCTGACGGCTACACGAACATCCCGTGGCGCAAGTCGCCCGAGGCACCGGACGGGCCGCGCTACAAGGCGCTCGGAAACAGCATGGCCGTGCCGTGCATGGCCTGGATCGGCAAGCGGATCGCGGAGGTGGACCGTGGCGATTGAACTCGACGACTGGGACAGGGAATGGCTCGCGCGCGCGCACTCGGAGTCCGAGTACCGGGCGAAGTGTAAGGAACTGATGGAGCGCTGCGCCGAATACGCCGCCGAGCTCGAGCGGCTGCGCGGGCAGCGTGCTGGCTGCGGCTACCCCGACTGCATGGTGGATGGCCGCTGCGCCCGGATGTGGGCGGGCGAGTGTTCTGGACCGAAGGAGGTGAAGTTGTGAGCGATAACATCACCCTGCCCCGCGCCGTCGTTAAGCGGATTCGCTCAGAGTTGTATTTCCTGGTCTGCTTCGCCGACACAGACTGCGGCGATTCGGATTGTGATGAGTGTGAACCGCTGCGCCCAATCCGGGCTGCGATAACCGTGCTTGACGCCGCGCTCGCGGAGAGAGTGGAAGATGGAAAAACCGCCTGACTTTGACGCCTTCTTTCGGCTGCTGCGCGACGCAATCATCGCGGCGATTGGCATCCTGCTGTTCTGCGCGCTTCTCGTGGAGGTGATGACATGAGCGACCCCATCAACCCGAACCATTACAAGGCCGGCGAGATCGAGTGCATCGACGCCATCGAGGCGCAGCTCTCGCCGACGGAGTTTCGCGGGTACTTACGCGGCCAAGTGGCAAAATATAACTGGCGCCTGGGGCTGAAGGATTCCGTGGAGCAGGACGCCAAGAAGATGCTCTGGTACGCCTCGATGCTCGCCGGCGTGGACCCGAGGGAGCGCTAGACCGCCTCGCCCCGGAACCACGCCTTGCCGCCCTCGACCACACAGAGCTCGGGCGGCAACATTCGCTTTTCGCGAAACGTAAGCACGGCAAAGCCTGACGCCCAGTTGACCGGTCCCGCCTCGACATAGGTGAACTGCGGGCCGGTGATGTCGGCCATCGTGCCGGTGTCCACGCCGTAGCGCCTGCCTCGGTAGTCGCCCCACGGCGTGACCTTGAGCTGGTGGAGGTGGCCGTGGACGTAGGACACGCCGCTCTTTAGGGCGCTGTTGTACGCCGCATGGATGCCGCCGTTCACCGGGCGATGCCGGACGCAGACCCAGCCGTCCGTCTTGGCGTTCAAGTGCAGCGCCCAGCCGGCGCGCCATGACGGCAGGAAGTCGAGCAGCGTCGTGCCAGGCATCCCCTCAACCTCAGCGACCCGGCCGGAGAGGTAGTTCTCAAACCGCGCGTCGTGGTTGCCGATTGTGCGCACCAGCTTGGCCGAGCCTGCCGCCCGCTCGATCTCAGCACAGCGATCTTGGACGGTATGGATCTCGTCCTTGAGCTGCGGCTGCTGCTCCCACATGATTCGGGGGTGCCGGCTGATGCGAGCGCCGTCCAAGATGTCGCCGTTGAGGATGACCATCTCGGGCTTGAGCTTCTTGGCGAGCCGACAGAATGCCTCGTGCGCGACGGTGACGACACCTGGCCAATAGTGGCAATCACTCGCCACGAGCACCACGCCGTCCTCGATGGTGTCGTGCATCTCGCCCTCGTACTTGGTCGCCCGCTCGGCGGCGAGCTTGTGAGCGCGGAAGGCGGCGCCCGACGGGCCTCGCGTGTTCTCGGTACAGACCCTGCTGTTTTCAGATTCGAGCACGATGCCGTGCTTTGTCTCGAGCGATCGGCGGCGCGTGAACACTTGCCGCACCGAAAGGTTCAGCGCCCTTGCCACATCTGCGGGTCGTTTTAGGCGCTGCCATGCCGCGATGAAGTCTTGGTCGGATGCGGTCATCATGGCTTGGCGTCCCAGTCAAAGGTCGTCAGCGACTGGTGAAGTAGGCTCGCCAAGTTGTCCACGAATACCTCGTCGTCGTTTAGCGGGTGGTTCATCTCGCACAGCAGGGCGTGCGTCCACTCGTGGCAGAAGGCCTGCTGGAGCTCGGTGTCGCCCAAATCGCCCCGCAGGTCGATGCGGTGACGGGTCGGGTCGTACATCCCGACGGTATCCATCGAATGCGGCCACCGGGTGCGCGGGATGATCCGCACCGTGACCTCGTGGCCGTGCAGCTGGAACCGACGCGGGATCTGCAGCCGGGCGTGGCGGTCAGTCTTCCGACGAGAGGAGTCCTGCTGCTGGGGCATAGGTTGCGATCCCTCGAGTGCCACGCGACATCATTGCACGCCTGGCGAGCGGCGACTGTATACCACGCATCAGATACTGCTGGATAGCCGGGCTCTGGTAGAGCCGCGCCGCGCCGCGTGGGGCGAACATCGCGGCCGCGCCGAGGGCTCCGAGGCCGAGTACATTCTCGGCTGGCTCTTGTCCGGTGTATAGGTTGTAGCCAAGGGCGCCAGCCGCCGGAATCGCCGCCCCTACCGCCTGGATGCCGGCGCGCGGCACGGTTCCAGACTGCGGCATGGTCTCGGCCATCGTCCTCATATCACGCGCGAGGCGCGCCATGTCTGCGTCGCCGCGATCGTAAAGCGCCGCGCCGCGCTGCCGCGCGGTGCCCGTGGAGGAGGCGAGCGCCGCCGGCGAGATGTTGCCGGTCGCGTTGGCTGCCACCGCCGGCTCCAAGAGCTTGAGGTTGCGGTACTGCCTGCGGGCCTGTCTGATGGCGGCGGCGGCGTCCGGGCCGGCGCTGCGCTCGAGGGCGGAGTCGATGGTCTCGCGGAGCTGCCGCGACACGCCGGCGAGGGCCGGGTTGCGGCCCATGTCGGCGGCGATGGTGCGGATGCGCTGGTAGGCCTCGCCCGAGATGCGGTCCTGGTCGTCCACCTTGCTCAGGATGTTGTTGAGCTGGTTGCGCAGCGGGGCAAACTGCGCGGTCTCGAGCGTCATGCTCGCGGCCTCCTCGAGCGCCGCAAGCTCCGACACCATCCGGTCATCGACCCTGATGCGGTTGTTCTGCGCAATCTCGTCCATGACTTCGCCGATGCGATCGTCGGCGCGCGCCAAAACCTCGGGCAGCGCCGCGTCGCCCTGTTCGCCGATGAGTCGCAGGGCGGCCGTGTTGAAGGCGCTCTGGGTTCTCTCGGCTCCCCTCTTCATCACGCTGGCCGAGATGGGGTTGTCGGTCAAGAAGCGCCGAACGGCGCGCAGGTTCTCGGAGCCGGTGCGCTCGGCGATGTCCGCCGGTATTCCCGCCTGCTCAAGCCGCTGCACGGCACGCTCCACCTGCGGCGTGGCGGCGCTGGTCACGGGCTGCGCGATGCGCGAGACGCCGCGCCCGACGGCCTGTCCAACGGTGCCACCCAGAGTGCCGATGGCGGCGGTGGTGGCGCGGCTTTCCTCTTCGGAGAGCGGCTGCGCAGCGCCGAGCAGTCCGCCGCCTGTGGCAGCGGCTCGGAAGGTCGTCGGAGCGGTAAGGGCGCGCGCGCCTGTGCCGACCATGCCGGGCACACGCGCGAGCGCCGCGCCTGGCACCAGAAGCGAACCGATGGAGCCGGCGATGTAGCCTGCCTTTCCGGCTCCGCTTTCCATAAACGGCGCGTTCTCGGCGCGCCGACGCTCTTCCTCTTGGCGCAGCCGCTGCACGGTTGATGGCTCCACGAGCCCGACGGCGCTGCCGGCCTCTGCGCCAACCTGCTGCAAGCCGTAGCCGATGTCCTTTACGGACTGGAGCGCGCCGCGGCCAAAGGCCTCAAGGCCGCCCATTTCTGGAGCGGCCTGCTCGCCGCGCGCGCGGGCACGCGCCCGCTCCAGGATCTTCTGCTGCTCTTCGTTCATCACTTGGCTCCTGCGCGCTTGAATGCGTCGCGCTCAGATGGAAGCATCATCAGCCAGTCTGAAATTGAGATGCCCTCGGGCTTTTCTTCTTTCAATGTGGGGAGTTTTGCCACCAGCCGCACCTGGTCTTCTAGCGCGCGGATAATCTGTATATTCCTCTCCTTGCTGAACGACAACGACGGCAGCGTGAGGCCGGCCTGCGCCGCATCACGATCCGACATTGGCCCTTCACCCGGCAAACGCAGCGCCGCCCGCAAAGCGGTCGAGAACTGCTGCTTGAATGTCTCAAATAGGGCGGCATCCTGAGAATCGAAAATGCGCGCAGCCGCTCCGCGAATGCCAATCGGACCTCCGCCAGACACCTTTTCAAGTTGCTCCTGCAAAAGCTCGCCCGCAGACTCAGTGCGACTGACCGCGATTTCTTTCGCCCCGAGGGCGGTACGCTCGGCCGGCGGGACTTGGCTAAGGGTATTTATCTGGCCCGTCTTGGGGTTGAACTGCGCCACGGTGCCCTCGGGCAACTTAGCGGCGCGCAGCTCTTCGGCCGTGAGCAGGTTCCCAAGCCGTCCCGCGCCCGGCACTGGAGCCGCCCCCGGAGCGCCGCCCACTCGCGGTGCACCACCACCACTACCACCAACCGCCCCCAGCCGCGGCGGCTGGCTCACAATGTTGAGCTCACCGTTCGGCAAGCGCTGGACTACCGCGCCACGCAACGCGGGAGAAATGGCA